TCCAACTTGCCGTTGATTTCAGTCTGCAAGGCATCATCCAGCCCCGCCTTGGGGATGCGCGTAATCGCCATGATTTCTCCTATTTAGATGTAACGCACCACAATCCGCGCGCTGGCGGCTGGTGCCGATGTGAATCGCAAAGTCGCCCCGGAATTGACCAGGACGTAGGCGTCGAGTGAGTCCTGCACCACGTAATTGACCGTCACGATCAATTTGTGGACGCTGGACGCTGCTGTGCTCAGACTGAAGTCCGTAGCCAAACCATTGCCAGTAAAAACCTGTGGGGCGACGTTGGAGCCGCCCGCTGCAGCGGCATACCCTTGCGCCTGGTTCATGTAGGTCTGAGCTTGTGTAGCTGAGGTTGCAGAAGCCGTCGCAGAATTCGCTGCTGCAGTGGCGCTCACCGTCGCATCCCCAGCTTTGCTCGTCGCCGTTGTGGCTGACCCAGATGCCGACGTGGCTGAAATGGCTGCATTGGTGGCACTTGTGCTGGCATTGCTGGCCGAGGTTGCCGCCGCAGTAGCACTGTTTGCAGCATCCGTGGCCTTACTGCTCGCGGTGCTGGCAGAACCCGCTGCTGCAGTTGCAGAGCTCGCCGCACTTGTGGCGGAGGTGCTTGCCGCAGTAGCTTGCGTACTGGCTGTGGTGGCCGATACCGCTGCATTGGTCGCCGACGTCGCAGCATCCGATGCTTTGGTCGTGGCAGTACTTGCCGAGCCCGACGCCGCCGCAGCCGAATTCGCGGCACTGTTTGCTTGCTGACTGGCCGTCGCCGCACTTGAAGCGATGGACTGTGCGTAGTACTTGGCCGAATACTCGGTCGAGCCAGAAACAGGCCCCGATGTCTTGTTAGCCCATTCCTCGGCTGCGGCTGCGCCTGACTGCGCTTCCTTGTCCAAGTAGCGCACGCTGATCACCACGCCACTGGCAGGAGCCGAACTAAATCTGAGCGTTGTCGTGGCTGGTATGGTGTAGGCATCCAAGGGGGCTTGAGGAACCCCGGCAACCGTCACCATCAGTGCGCCGGGATATCCAACGGGCCGACTGATTGTGAAATCCGTCTTCACGCCATCACCGGTGAACACATCGGCGGGAATGACCGTATTGGCCGTCACCGCCGCTGCCGATCCTGCCGCTTGCCCTGCCCAGTATTTGGCTGAGTAACCACTGCCGTCGACCGTACCGGTGGTCTTTTGCGCCCAATCAGAAGCCAGAGCGGCTTGCGCCTGCGATGCCGTCAACGACCCTGCTGCGCTTGTGGCACTGCCTGCCGCCGCAGTCGCCGAATTGGCCGCTGCAGTAGCACTCGCCGTTGCATCCCCAGCTTTAGTCGTTGCCGTTGTGGCTGACCCAGCTGCCGACGTGGCCGAAGTTGCCGCATTGGTGGCACTCGTGCTGGCGTTGCTGGCCGAGGTTGCCGCCGCCGTGGCACTGTTGGCCGCGTCCGTCGCTTTGCCACTTGCGGTGGTGGCCGAACCTGCCGCTGCAGTAGCGGAGCTCGCCGCATTCGTGGCTGAGGTTGCCGCTGCAGCCGCCTGCGTACTGGCGGTACTGGCAGAAGCCGCTGCATTGGTCGCCGACGTTGCGGCATCCGATGCTTTGTTCGAGGCGGTACTGGCCGAGCCAGCTGCAGCCGTCGCACTGACCGCCGCATCCGTTGCCTTTTGCGTGGCGGTTGATGCTGAAGCAGAGATCGACTGCGCGTAGTACTTGGCCGAATAGTCACTGCCACTGACGGGCGCTGTCGTTTTGGTCGCCCAATCCTGCGCCAGGCTAGCACTGCCAGATGCACTGCTGGCCGAACTTGCTGCAGCTGTTGCGCTGCTGTTTGCATCGGTGGCCTTAGCCGTTGCCGTTGTCGCAGAGGCAGATGCACCGCTGGCACTTGTGGCAGCGTTGGTAGCTGATGAAGCAGCGTCGCTGGCCTTGGTGCTGGCTGTAGCGGCTGAAGTTGCCGCATTGGTGGCCGACGTCCCTGCATCGGCAGCCTTGGTCGTGGCCGTGGTTGCGGAGCCTGCTGCCGATGTCGCACTTCCAGATGCCGCCGTCGCAGACGACGATGCCGAAGTGGCACTCGCAGCAGCTGCCTGGGCGTGGTACTTGGCCGAATATTCCGTCGAGCCGGAGACCACCCCCCCGGTTTTGGTGGCCCACTCCTGTGCAGACGCTGCGCCAGATTGAGCTTCCTTGTCGAGATACCGAACACTGATGCCCACACCTGTTGCCGGTGCGGACACAAAGCGCAGGGTCGTACTTGCGGGGACCGAGTACGAATCTATCGGTGCTTGAGGAACTCCGGCCACCATCACCAACACAGCGCCCGGATAGGCCACGGGATGGCTGAGGGTGAAGTCCGTCTTGACGCCATCCCCTGCAAACACATCAGCCGGAATCACCGTATTGGTGGTCACCACGGCTGCCGAGTTGGCTGCCTGACCGGCCCAATACTTCGCCGAATACCCAGTGCCGTCAACGGTTGCAGCGGTTTTTTGCGCCCAGTCAGACGCCAACGAAGCCTGCGACTGCGCCGACGCCAAAGCAGTCTGGGCATCCGTTGCCTTGCTGCTGGCCGTGGTGGCGGAGGCTGCCGCCGAATTGGCACTGGTGGCCGCATCGCTGGCCTTTTGCGTCGCGGTGGTGGCCGAGGTTGCCGCCGCTGTTGCCGAGCTCGCTGCATTGGTGGCACTGGTGGCCGCATTGGTTGCCGAAGTGGCTGCCGCCGTTTTGCTGCTGCTGGCATCACTGGCTTTAGTACTGGCAGTGGTTGCCGAAGTCGCCGCAGCCGTCGCAGAACTTGCCGCACTGGTTGCAGAATCACTGGCCGCACTCGCCTTGGTACTGGCTGTTGTGGCTGATGTCGATGCACTGCTAGCGGACTGCGCAGCATTGCTCGCTTGTTGGGTGGCCGTGGCCACCTGATTGGTCAGATCTTGGCGGGACGCATCAAGTTGGGTTTGAACCCCATGAATGACGTTGGCCACGCTCTTGACCTGGCCACCTTCCGTGGTCACGGTCGTCCGATCATCCCCGTGGACGATCTCATGGAGCAGTTGGGCATCCCCCTCGATCGTTCCCACAGCTTCATCCAGCCGGGTCTTGAGGGTCATGATTGGGTTCCTTTAATTGATCTACCAGTAATCAGCGGCAGCCACGGATTGGTTGAGCCAGGTGTGCAGGCGCTCGCCCAGCGCAATGGCATCCGGCCCCAGCACCGCAGCGACTTGGGTTTCATCGGCTGTGAGCCGAGGGAATTCCTGCACTTCCAATTGCGCTTTGACTTGCCATCGGTTGCCGGTCAACAGCTCGGTGTCCCACGGCGCAATGAACCGGGACTGCACCGCCTGAACACCCAAGCCCCCCGCCAATGGCATCGCAAACCAGAGAACGCCTTGGTTGAGGGCATGCATCCACCAGGCATCAAACACGGCAAACGCCTCTTGTGAGAAACGCCACTCCGCGCGCACCCGATAAAGCGTGCTCGTGGAGCGCAAGCGCATCCGAGCCGCCCCGGCATCGATGTCCGTTCGCACCGCATTCGATTGCGGGGCCAGCCCATAGCCCTCGATACGTGGCAGCGGCAAGGTGTCCGGCCAAACAGGGATGCCAACAGGCAAGGTCACATCACTCATCGCAAAGCTCCTACCGCTGGGTTAAGCCCATAGCGACGCTCAAGCGTGGGGGCAATGCCCACGCCCTGATTGATGGAACGATTCATGCGCGCCTCGATCTGCTCGACGATCACATCCAGCCGGGTACTGCCGTCGGGTTGCTGGGTGGTTTGAACTCTCGCATCCACGCCCGGGGCATGGTTGGTCACATTCACCAGCACCTTGACCGGCGACGGATTGTTTTTTGCTAAAGCGCCACCCAATGCGCGCAACTGGCCCGGCGTGAATACCGCCTCACCCGGCTGCGCAATGATGGGCACCTCACCTGCCACCAAGCCACCGGTATGAAACCGCTGAGCGCCATCGAAGTGCTGCAGCCCGACAGAGCGTGTGGCCAGCACATCGCTGCCAATCAGGCCACCGGTGTGCGCCACCATCGTGCCGCCCGACATCAGGTCCGTAGCTCCAGCAGGGAATGCACCGCCCAATCCGTTGCCGCCTGAACCTCCAAACAAGTTCAGTCCGCTCATCCACCCGGCCAAAGGCAAGGTGATCATTTTTTGGATCTGGATACGCACCAGGTCCGCAATGATCGAGTTGGCTAGGCTGTTGAAGTCCACCTTGCCAGTCGTCACAAACTGAACCATCGCGTCCTCCATGGACTTGAAGGCACCGGTTACGGCACGTTCAGCCTGCTTGGCCGCATTGGTAGCGTCCTCAATGTAGGTGCGCAGGGAACTGCGAAGGCCATAGTCAAAGCTGCGTTGGTATTCCACGTTGGCGCGTGCCAGCTCTTCAACAATCGGCAACTGCCGCGCCAAGGCATCGTTGATCGCGGCAATCGCCTCGGCTTTGAGGCCAGGGTCGTTGATTTGCTCAGCCTGGCGCAACGCCATGACAGCGGCTTTTTCCATGTCGAAGCGGGTCTGCAAAGCAGCGCGCTCAACCTCACCAACATCCAGAAGCTGCCGCTTCAACTGCAACTCTTCCTGCTTCAGGCGGTTGTTGCCGATGTAGTTCTCGGTGATCTGATGGACCTTTTGCAGCTCCTTTTCGTACTCCTCGAACTTCTTGTCGGCTTCCTTCTGTTTTTCCATCCGCTCGATGGCGTCGATGTACTTTTCTGCTTCCTTGACGATGCCTGCGTAGCCCTTGCGCTCAAGCTCCAAGGCCCGTGCGCGCAACTCAGCGCCTTCACCCTGGGTGACACGCAGCGCGCGCTGCTCCAACTGCTTCAAGAACTGCAAGCCCTCGTTGTTTTTCTCAAAGCCCGACAGATCCAGGCCACTGGGTCGCTTGCGGGGCATCTTGGGCAGGAACTCGTCATAGATCTTCTGAACTTGCGCAGCTTGTTCTGCGGTTTCAAGGACAAATTTCTGCCCCATGACGCGCACCGTGCGGCGTTGCTCATCGAAGAACTTTTCGATCTTGTTGACGTAGCCTGGGTTGTCCGTCAGGTGCGTCAAGCGGTCGTTGGCAGCCTCGACGAACCGATCGCGCGCCGCTTGCAACTTGGCGATTTCGGCATTGATCTGCGTCTCGTCATAGCCCATGGACTTCATGGAGCGCAGCATGTCGGTCTTGATCCAGGTCTCCACGTCCTTGGCGACCACCTGCAGACTGTCAAACGGCTGGCTGATCACGCGCTTGGCAAGCACCGCCGACTCGGCGATGAATCCCAGCCCGGTTGCGACCTCCTCAAGAAATGACAGGACCTGTTGTCGGTTGTGCGTGATGGCCTGCAACTCGCTCGTGAAACTACCGGCCTCGGTTTTGGCCAGAAACATCTGCTCCGTCAGGTCAGCTAGGATCGGCAGCAACGCAGATCCGATTTGGCGCTGCACGCCTTCGTTGACCGCGTGCAAGCGCTTCATGTTGTCGTTGAACTCCTCTGCAGCGCGTGCCGCATCGGCAGACATGACCAGGCCGAGGCGTTTGGCCTCTTCCATCATCTCGGTCAACCCATCGCGCCCCTGGTTGAGCATGGGGATCATGTCCAACCCGTTCTTGCCGAACAGCTTGACGGCCAGCGCCGCCTTTTCTGCGCTGTCGGGCATGGCTGCGAATTTCTCCGCCAGATCCAGCAGCACCTGCTCAGTTGGGCGAATCTGCCCTTGCGCATCCAGCGCCGACACACCGAACGCCTTGAGCGCAGCACTGCCTTCGCCACCCTTGACCTTGGCATCGAACATGGCAGTCGAGAGAAATTTGAGCGCCTTGGTCAAACTCTCGGCACTCACGTCCGACAGCTCGGAGGCATACAACAGTGCCGACAAGGCCTCGACAGAAACAGCGGTTTTCTGAGAAAGCTTGTTGAGCTCTTCACCCACCTCAGCGACAGGCACGACCAACTGGTGCATGCCATACCCGAGCGCTGCAACGGATGCCCCCACGATCAAACCGGCTGGTCCAAGGCGACCGAGAACACTGCCCAGCATCCCTAGACGGGAAGTGGCATCTTCCATGCGCACGAAGGCATCGTTAGCCGCCTTGGACAGCAGGTTCAGACCAGCAGAGGCAGGCTGCGATGCCGACTCGATCTTTTTGAGCGATCGCTCTCCGGCTTCGCCCACGTCTGCCAGTTCGGCTTTGACTTTGCCGCCGTCAATGACAGCCAGTCGTATCGATAGGTTACGTTCAGCCATGTGGGTTGTCCGGAGATGGTTTGTTCAATGCTTGCGTCAGGCCCGCCTCAATTGCGGGGAAAAAGTGGGTCATGGCAGCGGGATCTGCGTCCAATGCCTGGCTGGCAGACATCCACGCGTTGAAGTCCATGCCCAGCACTGCGCCTTGAACTGCGCGCACTTGGGATGAACAGACATCCAGCACCGCGAGGGCCTGCCAGCCCTCTTCGGTTTGGGGTGAGTTCACCTGATACGGACACTCAGGGCAGGTCGTCTCGCATGCTCCGCAGTACGTGGCCCCGCCACCGAAGTGCCATTCGGTGCGGGCCTTCAGCCGTTTTTTTCGGCATCCAAGAGATAGAGCGCGGCCAGGTATTCACGCTCGAAGGCATCGGCCACAGGCCACAGCTCCATGAGCGCAGCAATGCCGTCTAGCGTGACGGCTGCGGCTTTGCCTTTGTCATCACCCACGCCCTCCCAAGCCAAGATGGCAGCCTTGGCCAACTCGGTGATGAGGGTGGCTGTGCGCTCGCCAGCTGCCGCGTGGTCTTTGCCATCGATCAGGGCCGCTGCATGGCGAGCTGCCATGACCAGCGCAGTGGTCGCAGGTTTGACCTTGATGCGTACACCTTGGACCAAATCGAGCCAATACGGCTCACGTTTCAGATTGAGTTTGAGCATGTTTGCCTCTTGGGTTCAGTACGCAACCACGTCATTGACGAGTTGCACGGTCAGCATGTGACCGGCTGCGGTGTTCTTGGCAGCCTGCCAGTCGAAGGTGGCTTGAATACCCCCCGGGCCAGAGATCGAAAGCTTGGGCTTGGGCAGGTACACCTCATGCGCGATGAAGGTCAGGCTCTTGGTAGCGTCAATGACATAGCTGAAGGTCAGCTCCAGCGGGGTGTTGTTGGTCGCGGCGTCGATCAATTCCGTATCCGCAAAGCGCACCTCCAAGTTACCCGTCAAGCTGGCCACTGTGGGATCGGCCCCTTCTATCTTTCCGTCGGAGCGAATCGTTTCGATGCGCGCCAGATTGTTCGAATAGGTCAACTGCGCCGCGACCACGTTGCCCAGGGCCTGGCCATTCTTTTTGATCGAACCCTGGAACTGATTGAAGCGGGTGATCGGCAAGGTCATGGGCGTCGCGTCTGCGCTGGCGGTGCGCTTGACCTCACCCTGAGCAATCAGGCCCAAGGTGGCATCCGCTGCACCAGATCGTGCGAACTTCACCTGCAGCGAGTTGGCCATCACACCAGAAGCGAGGAAGTAAGCCGGGATGTCTGGCAGTCCCGTCTCGAGTGACAGGCTCGGCAGACCTGAGTTACCAGACACAAAAGTGTGGGTGTGCGCGGTATCTCCAACGCTCACCGGGTTGCCCAACAGGGCTTTGAGCCACATGCCAATGTTGCGCAGGTCAATGGGAATGACGATGTCACCCTCGACTTTGATCACGTCCCGGATGGGCGCGCTCGGGTCTCGACCCAGGCCAATCAGATCGTTGGCAATCAACCCCTGTTCTGAGCCCAGGGTGGTGGAGACAAATGGAATCTTTCCAAAGTCTCCCGTCGGTGTGTTGCCGTAAGTGGGTTCAAACGCAGCCAATAGGCTGGCGTTCGCGCCATAAGCACGAGCCATGATGAATCTCCAAGTGGTTAAGGTTTGTGGTGCGATCAGGCCAAGGGATGGCTGCTCGCGTAATGCATCACCACGTCCAGCGTGCAGGTCTTGATGCCCACAGACCCTTCGGGGGTGACGTCTTCAAAGTTGGGTGGCATCACTTCGGCGTGGTCGATCTGTCCAGCCAAGGTCGGATCGGCCAAGACCAGGGTGCCCAGCGCCTGAAGCAACTCATCCATGCGCGCGTCTCTGGCAGATGCCTCTGGGTGCGCGACATAGATTTCGATACTTACTGCGTGTTCCCACAGGTAGGTCACAGGCGACAAGGTGACATCGACCTGGGTCATGTCACCATCTCGCAAAAACACCATGGCGTGCTCGCTGAGTCGCTCCGGCAAGGATGAATTTCTGCGTATGGCATTGGGCTGCAGGGGAAGGCCGTCCAACAGCGTGAACAAAGCCCCCAGCGCCGCTTCTCGTTGGCTGGTTTTGATCGTCATTTCATGTGTCCGAACTTTCTTCTGGCCACGACTGCGTGACCAACACCATCAGCCTGTCTTGCCACCGCTGGGCAGCACTGGCGATGTCGAATTTCTTCTTGAGTTGGGCTTGCGGTACCAGCAAAAAAATGGGGACTGTGGTTAGCCCCCGTCCTGATTTCTGAGCGGAGGCAGATGCCGCCGCGAAGCCTCCGCGCTTGCCTGTTTTGGCCCGAAAGTTGTCCGCCACCAAGAGCGACGGTTTGCCTGAGCGATACACAAAGCGCAGTCGTTGACCGCGCATGCGCTCCCACAGACCAGGCGTCATACGTTTGCCGCGTGGCCCAGTGCCTGCTGCAGGGAGCGGGATGGCGAGCCAAAACCCGTTCTTCGAACGGATCAACGCACCTTGGTCGTGCGCCGCAACGACAACAGGTGCGCGGCTGTACACAAGCCCCGCCGAACCCAAACTGGGGCGTCCCTTCGGGTACACCTCCCCGCGCCAGGTATTGGCCAGACGCGATCCCAGACCAGAGCCTTCGATTTGCGAGCGCAATTCACTCTTGAGCCCTTGAGTCGCCTCACGCACGCCAGTGGTCACCGCCACCCGCGCCGAGTTCAGTTCCTGCGCCATCATTTTGGAGAGATCGCCCTGCAGTGCAGCCAGAAGTCGCACGCTCATGCTCACCTCGCTGTCGCTGGATAGTCGGGCAAGGGGTAGGCGCTCACCGTCCAGATCAAACGATCACGGTCAACCAGCGCATCGCCTTGAATGACGTAGATGACACCCCGCCACGTCAGGCGATCGCCCTCTTGAGGCTGGGCGACATCTGCCGCTTGCAAGTCAAACCGGTACGAGGTCACCGCCAGATGTGACTGGCCGAATTCCTGTACCGAATCCGGTGCCTTGCTGATGATCTTGAGTTCGATGGTCTCCCCAGCCACAGTGCAGTACTGCGCCGGGGATCCCAAACTTGCGAACAGCCGTTTGACACCCAAGGCAAACGGATCGCGCGGCATCAGCTGGCCAGGAGCTTGACCAAGAGCCCAGGACGATGGCACATCGGCAGCGGATTGCTCTGCGTGTGTAGATCCGTGCCACGACCAAATTCACGAGGCTCTTGCTTGGCGTACAGGGGCTGGCCGAG